GAGGCCCTGACCCTTCCTGGTTCTTTTTCCCCCGAAAACGACTCAAAGAGCCACGAAAATGACTAGCAAGGTCACAACAGGTCACCTTTTGCCTAAAGACGGCTCAAATCGGCTTAAAACGGTTTTGGGTAGGGACACAGATGCCGAAAACACCCTATTTGGCGTGGAAACCCCAAGAATCCACACCCCATTGAACGATTTGCCGTCATTGGGGCTTGAATTGGTTGATTTAGCGTCCAGCATTGGCGTGGAGATGATGCCCTGGCAAAAATTTGCACTTATCCACACGCACAAGGTCAAGCCTGACGGTCGGTGGGCAACACCCGTCAATTGCATTGTGGTCGCACGCCAAAACGGTAAGTCTTTTTTGCAGCAAGTCAGAATTTTGGGCGGTCTTTTTCTATGGAAGGAACCCTTGCAAATTGGGTCGGCTCACAGACTGGCAACAAGCCTGGAACAGTTCCGCCAATTAGTTTCCTTAATCGAAAGTAACGATTCGTTATCAAAGCAAGTCAAACGCATTCGTTGGGCGCATGGGGCGGAAGAAATTGAAACCATGCATGGGACGCGCTTTATCGTAAAAGCGGGAGGGTCGGCTGCACGCGGTGTTTCCCGACCTGAAACCATTCACCTGGACGAATTGCGCGAAATGAGCGATTTAGAAAGTTTTGCTTCATTGCGATACACCCTTATGGCTGCCAAAAATCCTTTAGTCATGAGTTATACAAATGCAGGCGATTCTGCAAGCCTAGTTTTGAATTCTTTTCGCGAACGCGCGCTTGCAAGAATTGCGGGCAATGATGATGACATTGGTTATTTTGAATGGTCAGCACCAACTGATGAAATAAGCATTGAGAACGCCAAATGGTCAAATCCAGCAATGGGCATCACAATTCACCCTGACAATTTGCGTGCAGTGTTTAATGACCCACCTGACGTGGTTATGACTGAAGTTTTGTGCCGTTGGGTCGTGGCTATATCTTCAGCCGTTGATTCTGCCAGTTGGGGCAATTGCCTGGACAAATCAGTTGACCTTGATGTTGAAAAAACAACATGGTTTGCAATTGACCTATCACCCGATAGAAAACACGCTGCATTGGTGGCAGCCCAAAAACTTGGTGATGAATCATTTGTGGTCAAATTGCTGCACACTTGGAAAAATGACTTGCAATTGGACGATAAGGCTATTGCTAATGATTTGGCCGATTACGCGCGAAAGTATCCAGTGGAACAGGTGCTTTACTCACGGCGCACGGCTGGAGCGGTTGCGGCGCGATTAGCACCAGCAGGAATTTCAATTTTTGACATGGACGCGGCTTACCCACAAGCATGTGATGAAATGTTGAGTGCAATTAACTCAGGGCGTTTAAAGCATCGTGGCCAGGCTGAATTGACTCAACAAGTATTGGCAGCAGTGCAATTGAAACGCGGTGACGGCGGGTGGGTTATTGGAAGGCGTGCCAGCGGCCAAATTGTGTGTGGAGCCGTGGCCGTTTCGCTCGTCAGCCATTTTGCGACACGCCAAGACAATGATTTGGACATTATGGTTGGTTAGGTGTAAAAGCCTGTGAAAATTGCGCCATGGGATTTTTAGATTTATTTATACCGCGTAAGGTTGATGCTGCCGTTCCAGTTGAAGCCACAAGCGTGGACGCGGCCGCGGTTGCACCTTATTTCAGTGAAGTAGGTAATTTATTCTTATTTGGTGGAATAGTTACTGCTTCACGCGCTGAAGCAATGAGTGTGCCAACCGTGGCGCGCGCCTTAGGCATCATTCAAACAATTGCGTCATTACCAATGCACACGCGAAATGAAGCAACAGGCGAAAAAATTTCACAGCCGCGTGTAATCAACCAGCCTGACCCAAGAATTCCAGGGTCAACATTTTGGGCATGGATTATTTCTGATTTGTTCTTTTTTCCAAGTGCTTATGCATACGTTATGGACAGATATGCAGACACGGGCAGAATTCGCGCAATGGAACGCATTGCACCTGAACGCGTAACAATTACAACGAATGGAATGGGTTATGAAATTGCAACGTATTCAATTGACGGCGCATTTGTTGACCCCGCGAATCTTGTTGTCTTTCAGGGATTTCAAGAAGGATTATTAAGTCGCGCAGGTCGCACGGTTCGAGCAGCAGCAGCCTTAGAACGTGCGGCAATGAATTTTGCAGTTGAACCAATTCCGCAAATGGTTTTAAAGTCAAATGGAACATCATTGCCAGCAGACCGCGTTGCAAAATTGCTAAGCGCATGGCGCACGGCGCGTGCTAACAAATCTACTGCATTTTTAAATGCTGACGTTACCCTGGAGACACTTGGCTACGACCCGAAGAATTTACAACTAAATGAGGCCAGGAATTACGTGGCCTTGGAACTTAGCAGGGCAGCGGGGCTTCCAGCCTATTTCACTGACGCACAACAAAGCACGTTCACCTACTCCAACGCCTTAGACAAAAGGCGTGACCTCGTTGATTTTGCTTTTAGAAATTACATGTCAATAATTGAAGAACGCCTTTCATTTGCTGATTTTACACCAGCAGGCAACAAAGTGCGTTTTGACCTTGACGATTTCTTGCGTGGCAATCCTTATGAGCGTGCGCAAGTTTATGAAATCTTAAACCGCATTGGCGCAATGAGCGTTGATGAAATTCGCGAGGAAGAAGATATGCTGCTATGAAAAAAGTAATCACACCAATGACAATTACCGCGGCAGATTCCAACAGTCGCACAATTACGGGTCGCATTGTCACGTTTGAGGAAACTGGTAACGCGTCAATTGGCAAAGTTCAATTTGCTGCTGGCTCAATCGAAGCAACCGCGGTGTTGCTTAACCTAGAACATGACCGCACACGTCGAATTGGCAAAACACTTTCAATTGAATCAAACGACAAGGGAATTGAAGCAACTTTCAAAATTGCAAACACAACTGCTGGAACTGATGCACTTGTGGAAGCGCAAGAAGGTTTGCGTGACGGCTTCAGCGTTGAAGTTTCATTTGACGAATATGAAACATTAAAAGACGGAACAGTGCGCATTTTGAAAGGTGAACTGACTGGGGTTGCATTAACTAGCGAACCAGCAATCCGTTCATCACGTGTCACCGAAGTTGCCGCAACAACAGGCGAAGAAGAACAAGTTTCAGATTCAACAATTGAACCTGAAGTCACACCAACAACAGAAGGAGACGAAGTGGAAAACACCGTCAATGACGCTTCAGCCGTAGAGACGGTCGAAGCCGCACAGTCAGTAACCGCACAATCAAATGCAGTGGGTGGCTGGAAGTCAACACCACGCATTGAGTTAACTGCTGCAAAGTATCTTGAAAACAAGGTTCTTGCTGCAACAGGTGACGAAAACGCACGCCAATATGTTTTGGCAGCAGACAACACAACAGACAACGCTGGACTTGTTCCAACACGTCAGTTGTCAGAAGTTATCAACGGACTATCAACAACAATCCGCCCAAGCATTGACGCGATTTCTCGCGGTGCATTGCCTGATGCTGGTATGACTTTTGAAATTCCAAAGATTACGCAAGTTCCAACAGTCGCAGTCACCGCTGAAGATGCAGCGTTTTCTGATACTGACCAAAATTCAGCGTTCCTTTCAGTGGACGTCAAAAAATTTGCGGGGCAACAAAAATTTTCGGTCGAGTTGCTAACTAGAACTTCGCCCCTCTTTTATGACGAGTTGCTTCGTAATATGGTTGCAGCCATGGCTAAAGCACAAAACTCATACGTCAACGGCTTGTTAATTTCAGGTTCAACAACAGATGCAACAACAGTTGCAACATATCCAACTGCTGCTGAATTGCTTGGAATTATCGGTCGCGGTGCTGCAAGCGTTTATGGCGCAACTGCTGGCCTTGCAAATCCATTTGCACGCAACATGATTGCATCAACTGGACAATGGTCAAATTTGATGACATTAAACGACTCTGGACGTCCAATTTATTCACAGGTTTCAAATCCTATGAATCAACCTGGTGTTTCAGTGCCAACAAGTTTGACAGGAAACGTTGCGGGGTTGAATTTATACGTTGACCCAACAAACGGCGGTGACGGAGACGGTACATTGCTAATCGTTAACCCTGACGCTTACACATGGTACGAAGGAACGTCATACCAACTACGCGCTGAATCAACTGCTGACGGTTCAATTACCGTGGGCGTGTATTCATTTGGTGCCGTGGCGACCAAAATCGCAGCGGGCGCATTCAAAAATAATAAGGCGTAATCGCAACAAACTAATCATGCGCCGTGGTCACTCCCGAACGCGGCGCAGCAGACGAAAGGGACGGAAATGCCAAGTATTGTTTCAACCGCGCAATTGCGCAGCATTCTTGGTGTTTCCGTTTCCCTATATCCTGACAGTTACCTAGACGAAATAATTAACACTGCTGAAGT